TGTCAATAAAATAATTAGAGATTATAAAAAGGAAAAATAATGGAACTAGGCCTACTTCTTAGCAACACTCCAGTACAAAGGCATGAGGCTGACTGGGCTAGTGATGGACTTCATATGATTGCTGAGGTTATTGCTGAATTCCGTGGAAATAGATACGATCAATATGGCTGGAGCAATCTGCTTACATCAAATACTGGTCAACCAGATTATATAAACAATGTTTTTGAAATGCGATCCTACTGCTGGTGTGATTCTGGTTGGGATGAAGATGATACTGGTCCTCATGCCAAAGGGTGTCCGCCAAACTTTGTCTACAAAAAGAATGGTTTAGTTATCAATTGGTATAAGCATGCTTCTCGTGGTATAACTTCCAACATGGAGTATCCAGGAGCAAAGAATTGGTTTAAAGCAGTTTCAACCTGTATTGAAAGCGTTAAAGAGCATACTAATCCTAGCTTATATTGTGGTCATAGATTTGTGAACAATAAAAATAAAGCACTGGGAATCTGTGGACTATGTGGAATATCATTTGACGAATGGCATGGATAGCGATATAATTATATTATGAATTGCAATAAATGCGGTATAGATAAAGAAAACATTGAGTATTGGGATACTCATCAAACCATGTCAGATGGTCACGTCTGGTGTGCTAACTTTAGTAGAAGGGGTACAAAATGATTGATGCACTATTTTTAATTCCAGCTTTTATTATGGGCTATGCAGCTTGCTATGTTGCGATGACATACAAGGTTGATCAAGATTAAAGAGCCAAGGATTATGTCTATGGACTGGCGTAGCCTTGGCTATTGGCCTGTATACAAGGACGGTAAAAAGATCTGGGTTCCAAAGGAGCAAGTAGATGAGTAAAGAAGAACTCGTTGTGCTGCTGGAAAAACTTAAAAAGGACTATCTTGTATATCGTGGTTCTTCATTTAATAGTGATGGCAGTTTGATGTGGGCTAAAGATGATGCTGAATCTTGGGCTGAAGGTTTAAATACCGCCATTAAGATCATTAGCCAAGAAAATCAAGAACTATTAAATAGACTTGGATCAGACTACGATGAAAATGGTGTACCATATTGGGAGAGACTTGATTAATTTTATAGTTGGATTTTTATCTGGTATAGTATTTATTGCTGGTCTACTATGGTTTGCGTTAGGTGATGATAATGATTGATTGGTTAGTAAATAAGTTGCTATGGTATGTACCACTACGCAAAGAAATGTTTAGTGATAATAAAGCCTTCTCCATAGGCTCAAAATTTTACTATGATATTGATGGGTGGCGTGGTTGGTCTAAAAGCGTTGATATAGATAGATACTATTTCAATGACATTCCAGTAGACAGTGTTATAGGAACTTTTAAAGAGCTAGAACTTATGGAGGTTAGAAGCATGCACAGAGAGTTTGATCTAGATGAAATCTGGTAAGGCTTAGTCTAAGTACACTTCTTCAAGACAGTTCATGCAAAACCAGTCTGGCGATCCTGCTGTTTTTCTTGCTCCACCATATATAGACTCATTGTTATTTATACTGGTAAAGGCATGTCCATACATATATCCGTATACTATTGGTACTAGTTTGTGATCGCATTCGTTCATATAGTAATCATACCATACTTGCAATACCGCAGACTTTCTGGTATGATTAATACATGGAAGCAAACAATTGGACTAAAGAGCTAGATGATGAACAAAAGCAGTATGTAATGGAACTTATCATTACTACAGTAAAAGAAATTAGAGAGCAGATTGCACAAGATATTGAGGCAACTGTTCCTGTGTGGCAAGGTCTAGGGTTCATGAAGAGCCGTAGAACTAAGGCTGCATTTAAGGTTTGTGCTGCTATCGCAAGAGGGCAAAACGAAAGAGTAAAGCAGTAAATATCTGGATCAGCGCCAGTAGCTTAGTTGGTAAAAGCCCCGAACTCATAATTCGGTAATCGTAGGTTCAAGTCCTACCTGGCGCACTACGCATCTGTAACTCAGCTGGTTAGAGTACCTGCCTTATATGCAGAGAGCCGAAGGTTCAAGTCCTTCCAGATGTACAAACCGTGATATGCTCCAAGGTGGGGCAGGGGACTGTAAATCCCCCGTCATTTGACATGGTTGGTTCAATTCCAACATCACGGACGAAGCCCTAGTGGTGAAATCGGCAGACACAGCAGACTTAAAATTTGCCACCGCAAGGTATACCAGTTCAAGTCTGGTCTAGGGCACAAGGCCTTCGTAGCTCAGGGGATAGAGCGACGGACTTCTAATCCGCAGGTCGTAGGTTCAATTCCTACCGAGGGCACATGAGTAAAGTAGAAGTAATAAGCAACTTCATTTCTGATGAAGATTGCAGTGCTGTAATAAAATACTTAGATGAGAATGACAACTCGCCAGACTTTCCTCAACTTAGGTATAAAAATAATCATGAATTAAGAAAGACTTTTGTTAATCCACAAAGCTTAGAGATTGCAGACATAATATTAAAGTATGCAAACAAACTAAACTATGGAGACTCATACTATGTTGCAGAATACTTCTTATCATTATTTAAACCAGGGTATGCGATGCACATGCATCAGGATATTATTGGAGAAGTCGTATTTACTCATAGTATAGTTTTATACCTAAACGATAACTTCAGTGGTGGAGAATTGATCATACCAGAGTTAAACTTTAAGCATAAGCCACAAAAGGGTGATGCCGTAATCTTTTCACCCAACACGATGGAACATGGTGTCACAGAGGTTTTAGGAAATAATAGATACACTATTCCATTCTGGCTAACAGATCAAGAAAAGTTTAAGTCAGAATTCTTATATAGTCTCTAGTCTATTAAGACTCAAGTGCAGTCTTGTATGGAAACAAAGCACTAAGCTGGTCTTGTATTAGGTGGAAAGAGTCATCTTCTGTAGATACAAAAGACAGGCTTGATATATCGCTATTGCTAGTATTGTGATAAATCTTAACATCTTTTATATCTATACCGCCAAGATTGTACATATTGCCATAGGTTGATCTTGGTGCATTGTTGGTGTGGTTTAAGTATGAGAGCATAGTCTTATTAAACATCATTGGTGTGTGTACGTCATAGCATAAGGGATCTGAAATGCCAGCCTTAACTAGCTCCTTTTTAGCCCTTACCAATACTCTTGCATAAGCAGACATGCCATGCTTTGACATATGTGTATCTATTTTATTAGAAAGTGTTCCATCATAAAAGAGTGGAGGGCTATCTGTTTGTTTTAATATATAAAAGTCATCATTCATCAATACAAAATCTTCAGAGATTTGATCAGAATTAGATATAGCTTTATAACAATTTGTTATATTCTCAAACTTATTGCCAAAGTCTTCTACTCTTATATAGTTTCCGATATACCAATCTGGCTTACCGCCAACTATCCAAACATTTCCACAGTCTGTATTTTGTAGTACAGATCTTAGTGAGAACCTTAGCTCTTCGTTATCTCCTGACCTACATATATAAACATAGTCCATGGCTAAGCCTTTTTAATATAAATGTCTGCATACATATTTTCCTGCAATGCAAAACCAATTACTTCCCAATCCTTGTTCTGATCTAAAAACTCACAGACTACCTCAATAACTCCATAGTCTACCCCATGGTCCTTATCAACAATGTAGTCATTAAAACCAATGATTCCTCCATCAGCAAGAAGTGGCAGGGAATTAATAAGATCAGCCTTACAATGCTCATAGTCATGGTTAGCATCTATATAGATATAATCAAACTTCTTATCCATCTTGGGTAGAATGTCATCGCTGTATCCTTTATTATAAGTTATACCGTTGACATTTTTAAATCTATTCTTAACAAAATCAAGGTGTCCTGCACGATCAAACCTGTTGCAGTCAGGCCAATCATAGGCCTCAAAAACGTCTAGGAGGTCAATAGAGGCTGGTTTAACCTCTCTTATAAGAACTTCTGCATAGTCGCCAGCTAAAGTGCCTATTTCAAGGATTCTTGATCCCTTTGGGATATGTTTTGCAAACTCTTCTTTATTTTTAAATAGTTTAGCATTATCTAGCTGTGCCTGAGATATTGTTTTTATTGACATTCCTATAGTATATCAGACTTGTTAGTGTATAATAGATTCTATGGGGTATCCAAATTGGTTTGAAAAAAACGCTATTAATTATTTTAATTTAGTCCTGCCAAAAAGATTTGCAGGAAAGCCACTCATAGACTTCTTGCAGATTGGTGCGTACACTGGCGATGCATCAGAGTGGATGCTAGAAAACATACTTACGCATCCTGAGTCATGGCTGACAGATGTAGATACATGGGCTGGTTCTGAAGAAGAAGCTCACAAGCAGTTTGACTGGAATAGTCTTGAAGAATTTTATGATAATAGAATGGCAAAGTATTCTAATATATGCAAGGTCAAAGCCTATTCTAATGAGTTCCTTTTGTCTGCTGAAGATGCCCACTACGACTTTATCTATATAGACGGAGACCACACATCTGCTGGTGCTTATAGTGATGCAGACCTAAGCTGGAGCAAGCTTAAGCCTTATGGCATCATGGCATTTGATGATTATCAGTGGCAGCATGAATCTGGAGAGCCTCATCTGGCTCCTAAGTCTGGTATTGATCAGTTTTTAAGCGAACATAAAGGCGAGTATCATTTACTAATTATGGATGAACAGGTTTGGATTTCTAAAAATGGATAAGCTAAATAATTTTGGTCCAGTATATTTAATTAACCTTAAAGACCATACTCACAGATTAAAGAATGCACAGCAAGAGTTTAAGAAGTATGGAGTAACTGACTATACTGTTATTGAAGCAGTAGATGGACGCAACAGTGACCTATCACACCTTATTGGTGGCAAGTATCCTAATCTAAAGCCTAGTGAGATTGGCTGTATGATGTCTCACATTAAGGCTTTAAAGCATTGGCTTGATACATCTGATAGTGATTATGCAATTATTATGGAGGATGACTTTAGCTTTGATACCGTTGAAAATTGGTCATGGGATTGGCAATATGTAATTGATCATATGCCACCAAAAGCAGAAATCATACAGTTAGTTATGATTCAGAACGAGCCAATAAAATTTAGCATGCATAAAAAAGATCCATTTCACTACAACAGAAGAATGACATATGCATGGTCAACTGCATGTTATATAATTAAAAGAGAATATGCAAAATCCTTGGTCAAAACACACTATGTTGATGACAAGTATGTTCTTCATAATCATGGATTCAAGAACCAGGCAGCAGATGTAATCCTATACAATCTTGGTATAGCCTATTCCATGCCATTGTTTACTCATATTCTAGACTCAAAGCATGCAATTAATGCAAACCATGAAGACTTTCACACAAAATCTAGGAACTTCATCAATGCTTGGTGGAAGAAGAACGGCAAGCTTTATCCTAAAGAACAATTTTTTGACATTAATCATGGTCTACATGAAAAGACAAATAAGCCTGATATATGTTTTAAGATATTCCATAATGAAGAACAAACAAGGCTAATGGAAAAAAGGAATATACTTACAAAGCGTGCTATTGAGCAGCTTGAAAAAGATTTCCATAATTTTGATACACCAACTATCATGATGAGAAATACTGATGATATTTCTAGTTTTTATAAAGATGCACAGATCAAGATTGATCCTAAGGGATGGCTTGGCGAAGGATGGAAGCCTGGCGAGCTAGGCATTTGGGCTAGTAATTACACTGCTTGGGTTAACTTTGCTAAATCAAAACATGATCACATCATATTAATGGAAGATGATATTCAGCTTGCTAAAGACTTTAGTACAAAATTATATAAGTACATAGATGAGTTGCCAGAAGATTGGGACGTGTTTACAGTATATATTCCAGAGACTGGCAATGTCAGATATAAAAAAGGCGCAAAGGATTTACAAATAGGTAAAGAGAATGTATGCAAGGTATACCAGTCTTGGTCATGCTTATGCTATGTCGTAAGCAAGTCTGGTGCTAAGAAGATGATTGAAGATGTCAAGACTCCAGTATCAAGGCCAATTGATCACTACCTGTTTTACCATGACTTTTTAAATGTTTATGCTATTAAGTATGATAAGCCAAACATCTGTAATATATACAGAACAGACTCAACAGTGCAAACTGCAGCTAAGCAAGATATGACAGGTTATCTTTAAACAAACTTATTGTAAAAGTATTCTATAGCAGATCCTGCTGGTAGCTTGTTCTTGTCAATACCTTCTCTATTTAAAAACTGATTCCAAATTTGTAGTGTATGTGCATCTTTGCACTTATCAAGCACCTCTTGCTTGTATCCCTTAACCCAAATCTTTTTCCATTGCCAGAAATGAACTGGATAGAATACCTCTGGTGGCTGTGCGTACTTGAGGACATTAAACCTTTTTGCACCCTTTGTTACCAATAACGGACCAATCTCTGACCAAACTATCTTAGTCTTGTCATACTTAACTGAATTATTAATCAAAAAGTTGATAAGTTCTGAGTCTTGTGGCATCTTGAGTATGCCATTGGCCAATCTATCGTCTTCTTCAAACCCAAACAGATAGTCTCCAAAGTCCCAGTCTGATCTTAAACATATAGAGTCTGTATCTGTCCATATAAGGCCAGTCTTCTTTATCATTGTATATCTAAACATGTCTGCAAAGGGTCCAAATGAATTCTGTACCTTGAAAATTTCAGACTCAGGAATTATCTCATTGGCATCAGCTTTGACCACACCATTTGGAACTTTCATATCCATATCATAAACAAAAAGGGTAAAGGAGTGACCATAATAAATAAAAGATGCAAGGGCTGTCTGCTCTACCTTGCTTAAAGGGTTTCCAACCCACAGTGAACCAAAATTAGCCATATCTATGCTATATTAAAGAGGGGCCAGTGTTACCTAGCCCCCCTAAAACATTATCCTTCTACTGCATTCCTTGGCACAGGCTTCTTTGCCACTGCCTTCTTTACTACCTTCTTGGTAGGTGCCTTAGCAGCCTTTAGAGCCTTGTCTACCTCTGCAGCATCTGGCAATACACCAAAAGCCTTATCGTTAGGGTTAATCGCTCTAATCGCTACTGGAGCTACAGCAGCAACAAGTGCTGTCCATAGATCCTTTGGATCTGTTACTCCTGCCATGTAAAGCGCAATTACTGAACCAAGGACTGAACGTCCATATGATGCTAGTATTGCCTGTGTCTTCTTGTTCATAATTTTCCTCCTAGGATATTACATTTGTTAGTACTGTAAAGCCAATCCATAAACCAATAATTCCTGCGACTCCCGCAAAAACTGGTGGTGCTGGTACTGGCAATTTGAATGCTGCAAATATTATACCGCATCCAAAACCTGTTAGTATTGATAATAGAACATCTTTCATGCCTTAGCCTTTTCTCTCTCCTTGTACTCTTTAACAAACTCAATTATATGTTCAGTATCTACCATCTCCCATGAAGATAGTATAATTTCTTTAATGCCTTGCTCTTCAGCTTGTTTTACTATATCATAAAAAGCATCATATGAAAAGTCTGCCATATCTGACTTGTGCTGAACGGAATTGCGCTTCAATGCATCTATATCCTCCTGAGTCTTTCTTAGTCTTGGAGTGACAGATATCATTGTGTGCATGCCTGATAAATCATAAGTGTTGTTAATGTATTGAGAATATGGAATAATTACTTTATCCCCGTGCCTTTTGGCTGCATCAAAAGTAAAACTATTAGTGACTGACACATAAAAATCAGGGAATCTTGCCTTCATGCTATGTAAAGAATCAAGATATTTAATCAGATAGTCTGATCTTTCTATAGATGTAGACGAATCGTTCACATCTCCAATAATACCACCTATGTTTTTTTCATTAGGTTTTATGTGTCCAGAGATAAGATTAAGCTGAAGTCTGCTACTAGATATTGACTCAAATGATTTGTTTATCATGGACAGATACTGTGGAGAAATTACATATGGTCTAACAGCAACCATATACTTAAACTTTGAATCTTTCACCATTTTTCTAGATATTTTAGTAAATGGGTCCTCTGAGCTTGCATTATATATAAACAATGCTCCAGCAAAACCTGCACTCTCTAGCTTATCAATAACTTCAAAGTCTGATGAAAAGAAATAAAAGTTTATCATTAACGACTATTCTTCCTCACTTGGCAAAAGCTTCTTAAGCTCTTTATATTCCCCTGATATCTTTTTCATAGAATGATAATGTGGGTAAGCCTCTCCGACTAATCCATACTCATCAAAATAAGATATCTCTGGCTCTATAGCATCTATAAAAGAAGCAAGTGCAGTTTGCACATCTTCAATATACTGATATGCCCAATCACGAGAATCAGATAAAAACTTAATAAAGTTTTCTTGGTGCACATCATTATCTTTGTCGTCTGTTTTTGCAAGATCAGCCATTTGCTGTACCTGCTTCAATGATGCTAGGAGCAGCCTATTCTTTTTCTTTAACATCATGTTTTTAATTACAAGAATAGCCACTACCAGTAGCATTACCACAACGGCAGACAAACTACCAATTAAGTATAGTTCCATGCTACTTAACCACCTCTCTAGTTACTAACACAATAGCTCCTTCCATCTCTAAAGCTTTCTTAAGTTGTACCACATACTGTAAGGCATGTATTTTTTCATCATGCCCCATTGATATAAAGTCATATTCGTTAAGCTTTATAGTTAGAAAGTGCTCGTTATCTATAATGCTGACACCAAAATTTTTGGGACCAGTGATAGAGTGTACCGCTCTACGCATTGAGTCTGTATACATTATCTACCCTTATGTTGATCTACATAGTGAAATACATCTTCTAAGCTTTCCCAACCAAGATCTTCCTTGATTTCCAAAGCTGCCAAGAATATCTCCCAGGTCTCATATACATACTGAATTGCAATTTTAGTTGGCTCAACAAGTTCATTGTCAACTAAAAAGGCAATAGGAAGACCAATGTCATTGTATTCAATGAAGTCCTTAAAGTATTTGTCAGACTTATAGTCCATCCAAAGCTCTCCAAGAATTGAACACATTGCTTGGAGACTTGTTACTTGTTCTCCATTGTCAGAGATTTCCACATCTCACCCCATTTTTCTTTTGTTCTATGTCTGCTAAACTCTCTTGATATTTCACCATTTTCTAGGTAAATACCGCCCCATACACCCCACTCTTTGCCTGATACACCATTAGCAAAGCATGTTCTTTGTACTGGGCAAGACTGGCATAGGTTATCTATTATTGGCCTAAACAGTTCATCATCCTCATACTTGTCAAAAAACAATTCTGTATCAGAGTTAGCACAGGCACCATCATCTTTCCATAAGTGCTGTTTCATATTTATACCTTATATCTGTTTGGAATATCCCAGCCATTGTGATCAGGTACGAATTTCTTTGCAAGGAACCACTTACCATTACGGTAGATTCCAGTAACTGCAGTCTTAGCAGCTTCTGACTGCTTTGTCTCTACAACTGTCCAACCATCCCAATGAAGATTGTAATTCTTTGAAACAATCTTTTCCATTGCGCTTAAGCTTTTTACGATCATTTTCTACCCCTTTTAGTATCTAAAAATTCCGACTTCAACATTATTGTTTTCAGCAACTGTAACCAGATTGGAGACAGGCTGCTTTGGCTTGCTCAAGAAAGCAAGATAGTTTATGTATGACATATTTTCTTCAATCCATGAGACTGGAGCCTTGTAGAACTTAATCTTTTTGCCACGAGACTTCATGCCTCTCTCAGATAAATTGCAAAACTCAGACACGAATGAGTTAATTGCAGCTGGACCAGCTGAGTATATTACAAACTCTGTATCTTCGTCTTTCATTCCTGAAAGAGCAACACCCATGGCACGAATAAAGACTTGGTAATCACTAAAGTCATTTGTTCCATGCACCGCTACTATCATCAGAATTTCCATTCTTCAAACTATCCAAAATGAATAGCATCTTATCAATATCCCGCTTTGACATATTGTTTGTATCAACTGCCTTTGCTGTCTCTGGATCTACGAATCCTTCAATCAGGTCTGCAGTATAGAACATATTGTTGTGTACCCAATATGCTTGATCTTCTACAAGCATTACCTTTACAGTGCTTTTCTCAACATGCTTTTTAGATTGAGAAATAACTGTAGGTAGCTCAAAAAGATCTTTTGGAGCAAATACTTTTACTATTTGATGTATACCACTCTGTGTATATACTACTTTAGCAAAGTACCGCTTTTTTCTCTTCAACACTATATTAATTATAGTGTATAGAAAGATAGTTGTCAAGCTGACAACAACGTAACCGTACATTGTTACTCTTTTCTAAAGCTAAAAGCGCTGCCTACCCAAGTTTTATCTGACTTCTTTTTTTCACGCTCAACTATGCTACGTGACCATGAGAAACCTGCATCTCCACCCCATGCAAGCCACATTATATAACCATTGGAAGGGTTAGACTGGTTTGCCCAATCTTTTCCCTTCTTATCTACTTCGTGACGTGAGAAATACGAGTACATTCTCTTAACAGTACTAAGAGATATTGTCTCTCCTCTTGCTAATTGTCCCGCTCTTGTCCAACCGACAGATGTTCCAGCACCATTTGCTTTTCCATCTTCCTTAAACTTAATTGCTCTGCGAGCAGCTGATCGTGCTCCCTGTGGAGGAGAATATCCTTCAGCCTTGTTCATAGAGTCTGTTTCATAAACTACATCGTCACCATCTTCAAAAAGATCATCAGCTTTTTCCGCTGGCACACAATTAGGAACCATCTTGCCATTCTCACCTGGCTTCATTCCACGCTGTACGTATCCATCCCAGCACGGAGCTTGCTTGGTAACTTCTTCTGGACAACAATCTGTTTTACCAATTGATGCATCATATTCAGCCATAGCCATCTCAGAATCTTCTGGCTCTTGTGGAAGAGGATCAATTGCTACCATCAATGACATCATACATCCTGTGTATAGGTTAGTTGCTTCCCAGTATCCGTTTTCTTCTTGTTCAAATAGCTGAATCAGTACCGCTGGATTTTCTGCACTTGCTTCAAGCGTATACTCTCCACCTGGAACGCCAAGCATTCCTTCTCTCATGACGTGAATAACCTGACCAATGTGTACTTCTTCATCAGAGCCATGTGCTGTCATGGCAAAATCGCCTTCTTGAAGGTTAGGCATTGATTTGCCAATATTACCCTCAGAAACATTAATGGCATAAATCTGTGCAGCAGCCTGAGATCTAGTCTTGTGACATCCCATGACCTCTCCGCCTTCTTTTACTGCAGGGAAACCTTCGCACCCGTAAGAACCTTTTTCACCAACCTTGTATGGCATAGCAACCTCCTTGTTATATACTGATTATATCAGAGTTCTTCGGATATTGAGCGAACTATCTCAGCGAGAGACCAACGCTCCTCTGGAGACAGCTTGCTTACCTCTGAGATATCTGCTGCTTTCATATTTAACGATACTGTAGGATCCTCTTGGAAAAAATCTATGTCTATAAAGCCTTTTTCCCATAGAGACATCAGCTCAGCATTGACCATATTGAGATGCTCAGCGTATAGGTCTGGCATAAGCTCCTTGATCTTTGGCGTAAATCTATAGAGCAACTCTCCAGTTTCAGAGTTTACTCCTGCAGCCTCCATGCCACCCTCCAAGATAAGCATATCCACTATCTGAGTTATAGCATCATCATCAAACATTTATAAACTCTAGCAACTCTTCTTTAGTCTTAGCACCAGTTGCTCTCTTTAACACTTCTCCATCCTTGATAAGGATAAAGGTTGGAACAGACTTAATTTCAAAGGCTCTGACAAGATCCATTTCAGAATCAACATCTATAACCTTAAACTTGATCTGACTATCCTTGTTAATCTCTTCTACAATTGGTCTTACCTTTTTGCAAGGTGCACACCAGTCTGCAGTAAAATAATATACAGCTATCATTTGCCTGACTTCTTTCTAGCCTTTGCAAGGGCATCAAAGTCTTTAACCTTTGTATCTCCTAGGTATCCCCAAGCATATCCATCATTGATCATCATGTCATTAAGAGATACGGTATCTCCATTAATGTATACCCAGCCCAAAATGCGACCATACTTTTC